CTGCGGCACACCGGTACGCGGCCACTGGCGAGAGCACACCGGGTTCGCCGCAGACCTCGACCCGCAGGGAGACGTCACCTGGCGCTGCCACGGTCGGGACTGCCTCACCGGCAAGGAGAGCTTCTGACAGCAGCGGGCCCCGTCTGCGTGACCAGACGGGGCCGCTTCAGCTCAGCGCAGCATGCTGATATTGGTGAGGCCAGTCTACGAGGGGCCACTGACAGTGCCAGGGCGTCGCGTCGACAGCACATACACCCCGGGCTGTGCCTGCGGGTCGCGCGGCTGAGGCAGCAGATGCGTGGGGATCTCGTTGCCGTGGCGGCGCATGATCTGACGACGGGCGCGGGCAGCGACGGGGTACGGACGGACGCTCATGGCGGCAGCATGGCAGACGATCACCGCGGGTCCGGCCACTCTGTCAGCACGTCGCCGGTCTCCTCATCCGTGAGGGTGACGCGGGCGCCCGGGCGGCTGCCGTGTTCGCCGATCCACGACGCCACCTTGCGGCGAGCCACGGCCTCGTCGTTCCACCAGCCGTGGAGCAGCGGCTGGCCGTCGGTGGTGACGGTCACCCGGTAGCGGCCGGCGGTCACGCGAGCCGGATGCCGCGGGCGCGGCCAGGCTCGCGGACGATGGCGCCCTTCGCCTCCAGCTCCCCCAGCTGGTAGTGCACCGACGACCAGGACCGCAGGCCCGCCCGCTCGGCGATCTCGGCGACGGTCGGCGCGATCCCGTCGTCGGTGATGGCCTGGCGGATGACGTGGAGGATCGTCTCCTGCCTGGGGGTGAGGTAGTCGACGCGGCGCATACCCCCAGTAGAAACCTTGTTCGAATATGGGTGCAAGCTGGGGGTGTGACCGACCTGCCCCCTGACCTGCCGCGACTCCGCACCCTGGAGACCTGGCTCGCCCTCACCCTCGACCAGGTGCGGGCCGCCATCAGAATGGCCGAGCAGCGGGAGCAGGAGCAGCATCGCGGCGAACGGGACCGGCCCAAGCCACCCGACTGGCTGCTGGAACTGGGCCTCAACCGGGACAGCCCGCCCGTCCAAGTGCACGTCGGCGACTGCTGGAACTCCGGGAAGCGCACCCGCGGCATCAGCCTCGACGAAGCCCGGCGCGCGATCACCGAGGGTGTGAAGGCGTGCGACGCGTGCCGGCCCGACAGCGCGCTTGGGTTCCTGGACAGCTAGGCAGACTTCCGGGGTTTCCGAGCGGTCTTCTTCGCCGCGGTCTTCTTGGCTGGCTGCTTCTTCGCGGCCCGCTTCTTCGGCATCTCGTGGATGTCCGCGTGCTGGCCGGTGTCCTCGCCGCGGGACTGCTTGGCCTTCGACACGGACTGCTGGAGCGCAGCCATGAGGTCGACCAGCTGCCCCGACTCGGCGGCTGGCTCCTGCGCGACCGGCGGTTCGCGGTGCTCGCGCTTTGCTTCGATCAGCTCGGCGACGGCCTCGGTGTACGTGTCGCGGAAGTCGTCGCCCTCCAGGTCGTCGCGGGTCATGGTGTCCATGAGCGCCAGGGCGCCGTCGATCTCCTCGTCGGACAGCTCGACCGGTGGCGGGGTCAGCTCGGACGGGTCGCGGATTTCGTCGGGCCAGCGCATGGCGTGCAGGACGATCGCCTCGTCGCGGACGCGGAGCAGGCCGAGGCGCTCGCGGCCGGACCAGGCGTACCGGGCCACGGCCACCCGCGAGGACCGTTCGAGGGCCTGGCGGAGCAGCACGTAGGGCTTCGCGGCGACCTGCCCGTCCGGCGCCAGGTAGTAGCCGTCACCGATCCGGATCGGGTCGATCGCCTCCCACGGCATGAACGCAACGATCTCGATCGCCTTCGCCGTCGGCAGCGGCAGGTCCCGCAGCTCCTCGTCGGAGATCGGGATCACGTTGTCGCGGGAGATCTCGTAGCCCTTGCCGATCTCCGAGGTGGCGACCTCCCGGTCCTCCAGTTCGCACACCTTCCGGGTCCGCACCCGGGCCATGTCCTCCAGGTGCACCCGGTGGAAGTGGATCGAGTGGTCCTCGGTGGCGCTGACCACGTGGATAGGCACGGTGACCAGGCCGAACGAGATGGCGCCGGACCAGATGGTGCGGGGCATGACGAACCTCCGAGACAGCCCCGAGCGGTGTCCAGCCTACGAGGAGCGCGCCCACACCGCTACGCGCATAACGCCGCAGAACGGGCGAATAGGGGCACATGCCGGGGGCACTCCGTCCCGTGGATCCCCCACAGGAACGGAGCCATCAATGATCGTCAAGAAGCTGCACGACATGGGCGTCAAAAGCGAACACGCCTACCTCGCCGCCTTCGCCTCCATCGGCCTCACCGTCGCCGCCTGGGCCACCAGCCTCAAAGTCGAGCCCGGCGTCAACGTCGACCGCGCCGACCGGTGGGGCCTCTTCGTCGGCGAATGGGCACCCACCTTCTTCGGCCTCGGCCTCGCCCTCTCCCACTACGAGCAGCACGACGGCAGCCTCGCCCACATCCACGAGGGCTGAGCCAGCCATCTACAGCACCGCGGCGTCCACCTCTGGCAGAAGGGGCGGACGCCGCCACGTCCCGCACCGTTGTCAGTGCCACCAGGCATGATGCGGGCATGCCCACCACGATGCACAGCTTCAGCTTCACCTGGACCGACCCCGACGGCACGCCGCGCGCCTCCGCCGTCGCCTACGACCGGACCAGCGCCGACCGGCGACGGAAAGAACTGGAGAAGGCTGGCGCAACCGGCATCGACGAGGTGCCCGTCGGGCCCGGGGAGCTTCCGGCGGCGAAGGGCTGAACGCGGGAGACCCGCCTCGACGGGGGATGCGAGGCGGGTCTCAGAGCAGTCTGGCACGGAAGTTCAGGCGACAGGGCGGTCTTCCCACGGCCAGCGGGCGTCACGGCCCTGCTCCAGCAGCGGGATCATGCGGAACGCCTGATCAGTCAGCCCGCCGAACGTGTGCCGGCCCGACTTCCCGGACGGCATGGCGCCCGCCTTGTAGCCGGCCATGTTCCACATGTAGACCGGCGTCGTCTTCGGCACGAGGTCATCGATCGCCGTCTCCCGCATGCCGCCGTAGCTCAGCATGTTGGAGGGCAGCCAGCCCGGCCGAGTCTGCTCGTCGGTGACGATGACGATCCGATCGTGCGCGAACCAGTGGCGCTTGACCGCACTCGGGATGTCCGTGCCGCCGATCTGCCCGTAGCCCTCGATCAACTTCAGCGCGCTGCCGCCCCTGGGGACGGTCAGCTCCTTGGACTCGCCGCCGAACTCCACCAGCGTCGGCTTCTCCGCCCGCAGGGCGAGCGCGCTACCGAAGACCGCGGCCTGCTCGGCGAGCGTGATCTCCGACCGGTTCGGGGTGGAGAACCCGTAGCCCGGGAACATTGACGGCGACCGGTCCACCAGGATCAGCGTGCTGCCCTTCAAGCGCGGCACGTTGGCCAGGGAGTGGCCGAGGGCCTGCTCCAGGGCATGCGCCCACCGCAGCGACGGGGCGTGCTTGTAGGCGGCCCACCAGCGAAACGGGAACATGCGGGACCTGGCCACCTGCTCTGGGTCCGTGAACCGTGCGCAGACCTTGGCGGCGACCTCGTCGGAGACGCCGGCCTCGTCGAAGTTCCTGAGGTTCCTTGCCAGCGCCATCACGCCCATCGACGGGATGATCGCCTCCCATGCGGCCTTGTCCATCGGTCCCTGCAGCCAGCCCGCCAGGGCCTCCCAGGTCATGCCGGCGTGGTTCAAAAAGTCCGCGGCATCCGGCCGCTTCAGCAGGTCGCGTCGCTTCTGCGCATCCCACTTGGCGATCTCAGCGCGCGTGTGGAGCAGCTGCAGCGACTCGGGGATCGGCTTGTCACGCTTGTGGCGGCGGTCGATGGCGTGCTCGAACAGGTCGCCTTGCCACAGAGCCTTCGGGGCGGGGTGGACGAGTTCGATGACGTCCCCGAACCGGTATCCCTTCGAGTCGGTGTCGTACTTGAGCAGGGCCCGCTCGTTGTAGAGGGAGCCGAGGGCGTCCTCGATGCCCCGCTTGACGGGCTTGGGGATACGGCGGCCGTAGCGTGACGTCCAGTAGCCGAGGAGCTCCCCTGGCTCGTCGGCGCGCCGGAGGACTGAGGCGATGACTTGCCGCGAGTGGCCCGCCGCCTGGGCGTCGAGACGGGCCTTGGTGAACTCGGCGGCGCCGACGATCGCCGCGGTGCGCATGTTGGCCTCGGCGCGGAGCCAGCCGAGCAGGCCGGCAGTCCAGTCGGGGTCTTCAACGGCGAGCTGCCGGACGAGGGCGGTGTACCGGTCGTCGCGGTCGCCGCCCGCCTCGTAGAAGGTGTCGGTGCCGACCATGTTGGACACCGCGAGCAGGTAGAGCTCGGACCTGGAGTCGCGGAGGGCGCCGGTGGCGCCCTCGTAAGTGCGGGTCTCCTCACCGGTCGTGGTCACGGGAGAGGAGACGGACGGACGCGTACTGCGGGTGTTGAACCTGGCCATGAAAAAGCCCCTCACGTTGGAGGGGAGGTCCAGCAGTGGGGTGCCCGAGATCGAGTCGGCTGCGGAGACGTAGCGCTCTGGGCCGCTGAGCTACCAGCCCCGAAGGCTGGACGGGATTCGAACCCGCGTCTCTCTCTTAACAGGAGAAGTATCCGCTGCCTGCGCACCGGGCACCCCCGATGCTGTGCCTCCCGAGATCAAGAACGGCCGCGGCGGCACTTTTCCAAAGAAGTAGCCGAGACCTGCGCACCGGGAGGTGCATGAAGTTGTGTTGGTACGACTGTAGCCCATGAGGGTGACAAGCGGTGGGAGTTACGTCGCCTCGGTAGGCGAGTCCGGGCGGGCCAGCTTCAGCCACGGGTTGTCTCGCCGGCTGGTTGCCCGGTCTAGGTACTCGCGCTTGACGACGGCGGAGCCCTCCTTCCAGCGTCCTTGCCCCGTGGGGTCGCCGCCGGCGTCAGCGATAGCTTGGGCGCCTCCGCGACGGAGTCCGTGCGCGGTGACCTTCTCCCAGCCCTTGATCCCCGCCCGCTTGGCGCGTTCGCGTACCCAGTCGTTGATGGCGTCGCCGGTGACGTGGTCGCCGCGGTCGGTGGCGCGGATGCGGGACTGGAGTCGGCCCTCCCGGGTGAGCGCGCGGAGGAAGGCGCCTTCGTGAACGCCGAGCTGGTGGAGAGCGTCGAGCCAGGCGCGAGTGGCGTGGACGGGGTCGATGTCGGGGTCGTCCCAGGCCGGGATGAAGGTCTCCTCGCCCTTGGCTTCCTGGTCGGTCTTGGAGGAGGTGAACCAGAGCGCGACGCCGTCGGCTTCGACGGTAACGTTGCCGATGGTGAGGTCGGCGAGTTCGCTGCGCCGGTTGAGGGCGCCGCGTCCGAGAAGGAGGACGGCGCGGTCGCGGATGCCGATGGGGTGGTGGGGGTCGCAGGTGGCGACCATGGCGCGGATCATCTCGTCGGTGATGGCGGGTGCCTTCTTGACGCCGACGCGCTTGTTCCACTCCTTCTTGTACTCGTTGAGCATGCCGCGCGCCTCTTGCGTGCCGGGTTTCTTGTCGTCGGGCATCCAGGTGCGGATGGCGGACATGGCGACGCTGATGGCGTTGGGGGCGCGGCCCTGCTCGATGAGGGTGGCGACGTATTCGACGTAGGTGGCGGTGGTGCAGGGCCGGTGGACGCGGCCTTGCGTCTCGCACCAGCGGCGGAAGAGGTCGCGCTGGTTGTTATAGGTACGGGACGTGTTCTTGGGCTTGCTCTTGTTCTTGAGCCGCTCAGCGGTGGTCTGGCTGACGTAGAGGTCGCGTTCGGTGTAGGCCGGCTGTTCGGCTTCGGTGGGCAGCGGCTCACCGGGGACGAGGATCGTGTGCCGGTCCACGAGCGGTCGGGCGGGGGTCGCTTCGGCATCTCCCGAAGTGATGGCGGGGAGGTGGTCGTCGTCGACGAGTTCGGCGTCGACCACCTCGTCGGGCTCGGTCACGCCGCCTCGTTCCGTGCGCGCTCGTAGCGATGGCGGGCGGCGATGAACGCCTCGTCGGTGCCACCCCGGTCGGGGTGCGCGTCGGCCATCGCCTGCTTCAGGTCCGGCAGGGAGGCGCGCTTCGGCTGGTGCGGGATCTCCGGCGGCGCCAGATGGAGGCGGCGTAGCGTGTAGCCGTGGTAGACCTCGCCGTCCGCCTCGATCTTCTGGCGATCAACGAACCCTGACCGACCGTTGCCCATCACGAAGTAGATCCGCTTCGGTGTCTTCTTCGTGATCTCGTGCTTGAGGATCTGCCAGTTGCCCATGGGGCCGTCGTCCCAGTTGGCATCCCACAGCTCGTACAGGTACTCGGCGACCGCTACGTCCCCGCTCATTTACCCTCCCAAGTTTGGCTTGTATAAGGGAAATTATACGAGGCTACCTCCGGTAACACTCCTGATTCCGAGGAAGTTGGAGGTCCCCCTCCGCTACGCCGACGGGCCCCGCTCCGAGAGGAGCGGGGCCCGCGATACGTGTGGGTTATCGAGAGTGCTGAGGGTCGGTACCGCACCAGACGGATCGTCGATCTGTCCGTGCGCGAGTGGCAGCACTGCCACAATCCCTCAATGCTCGTTACCCCGCTCCCCGGCGTGAACCGGGACAACCTTCTCGTCCTACTGAGGACGCTGCGCAATGAAGTCGACAACACGCAGGGCCCGTTCACCGGCCCTGCCTACGGCCGGCTCGTCCGATACCTGCGCTGGGCGACCGGTGCAGCCCGACGCCTCTCCGGGCAGATTCGCGCGGCTGATGTCGACCGCCTCGTACTCACCCGTCGCTACGACGCCCTTCTGGCTGGCGCCAGCGGAGGGATGGCAGGAAGCCATCAGGAGGGCATGGTCAACGACTTGGTGTCCCTGGAGCTCGCTGAGCACGTTCAGGCTTTCGACGACGTGTTGGGCTCTCTGGAGCAGCGGATCGCTCGCTGGGCTGTGCGTGAGTGGTTCGTGGTCGCCGACTCCAGCTTCTACATCCAGAACGCGGACAAGCTGGCCGACGTTGACCTCCATAAGCTACTCAACCTGCCTCCCGCTGAACCCATCCGCCTCCTCTTCCCAATCACCGTGGTGGACGAACTCGACGGCCTGAAGGAAGCCGGCAAGCACCAGGCGAGGTGGCGCGCCACTCACACCCTGGGCCTCCTGGACGGCGTGCTCGATGGGTCGACCTTCGGCATCCTGAGATACTCGGACACCACCGGGGAGCCCGCCACATGGCGCGGCGAGGTGAACCTGGAGATCGTCCTGGACCAACCAGGACACGTCCGCCTTCCGATCGCTGACGACGAGATCATCGACCGTGCCGTAGCCATCCAAGCTCTCGCTGCCCGCGATGTGCGGCTGCTGACATGCGACACCGGGCAGCACACAAGGGGCCGGGCCGCTGGCTTGACGGTCACGAAAGTTGCCGCCAAGGACCCTGGGCCGGAGCCGGACTGGTCGGCACAGGACAAGCCAGGCAATGGCACTCGGGCACAGCGCCGCGAACGACGGGCATCTGTCGACCGTGCGCGGGCAGACAGCGACTGAGCGGACGGCGGTGCCGCCCACCACCCGCAGCGCATAAGGGAACGTTATGCGCTACCGCTCTCCCCTGAGGCCCTGCTGACAGATGACCCCAGCTTCGGCAGACTCGCGGCGCCGGACCGCGACGAAGGGGCAGACGCGATGGAGCGACGGTACGACCAACTACAGGCTCGGGCACTCAACAACCTGGACGACACCTACGCCGGCGATGCCGGTTCCGAAGACCAGGTGGCCATGCTCGCGAGGGCTCAGGTGCATGCACTGCTCACGGTGGGTGCGGCAATCAAGGATCTGGCGGCGGCGATCCGCGAGAACCGCTAGACGTCAGCCGCCCCCGCTCCTCTGCTGCGACAGAGGAGCGGGGGCGTAGTCATCCAGGGATCAGACCCTGCGGAACAGGCAGACCAGGGAGACCCTCTCTCCCGTAAGCGCCTTCCCCTCGGCCGCGGCCATCTGGTCGAGGCGCCAGCCCTCGGCTTCAACGGCCTGGATCTGTTCGGCCATGCCTGTCATGGGTGCCGTGGCCTTGCTGTTGGTGATGGCCTCGATGAACTTGTAGATCAGCACAGCGTTACCCGCTTCGCGGGCCTCACGCGCCCGTTTGCCCGCCTCGCTACCCTTGGCCTGGTTCATGAATCCCATGGCACCCCCCTGTGGCGACGTTGAAGGGGCTCAGTCCGGCGGCTATCCGCGCGACCGGGGAGGGTTTCGGCGGATCCCTCCGAGAGGTCGCTTCGTCACAGACCGGTAACCCACCCTCACAGTTCCCTCACATCTGCTCTACCGTGTTCCAACGTTCAACCTTGGGGGGACCATGTCGTTCAATCAGCCGCCGCCTGTCCAGCCGCCGTTTCCGGGGCAGCCGCCGATGTCTCCGCAGCCGCCGTCGACAGGTCCGAAGTGGGCGCGGAAGCGGATCCTGATCCCGGCCGCCGTTCTCACTCTGTTTGTGGGTGTCGGTATCGGCGCGGCCGGTGGCGGCGAGACGGAGAAGACGAGCGCGGACGCGAAGCCCCAGCCGACGGTCACCGTCACGGAGACCGCCGCCGCGGCGAAGCCGGCAAGGGACGAGTCGAAGCCGGCGCCCACGGTGACCGTAACGAAGACGGTGAAGCCGAAGGCCGACGACAAGCCTGCCGATCCGCCCGCCGAGGACGCGGAAGCCTCGTCGGGTGAGGTCGTCTTCAAGGTGTGGGGGTCGGCGCCGTCCGGCGTCGACATCAACTACGGCTCCGACACCGACAGCCGTTCCGGCAAGGGTCTGCCGTTCGAGAAGACGCTGAAGCTCGACGACGAAGCCCTCTACTACACCGTCAACGCCCAGTTGATGGGCGGCGGGGACGTCAACTGCTCCGTCACGGTCAACGGTGAGACGAAGAAGGGGCACGCGTCCGGGGACTACAACATCTGCATGGCTCAGGTGAACGGTGGTCTCCTCGGCGGCTGGAGCTGATCGGCATGCGCGCACGAATCACCGCGGCTACGGCCGTCCTGCTCCTGGCGTCCCTTACCGCGTGCGGAGGCGGGGACGGCGACAAGCCGGCGGAGAAGCCCGGCACCACTGCGCCTGGGGAGCCGACGTCGAGCGGCGATCCGACGGGAGGCAGCGAGTCTCCTGGTGGTGGGTCCACGGGCGGCTCGGAAGGCGGGGAGGGCCTGGCGCTGGGCGAGGCCGCCCAGACGACGGGCGACGGCGGGACGGGCGTTCTGGAGATCACCCCTGACACGGTCGTCTTCTCCTTGACGGGATCCGGGGAGACCGCGGAGAACGGCGTGTTCGCGGTGGTCACGATGAAGGACAAGGCGATGACCGCGGTTGCTGCCGACGAGCCTGCGCCGATCAGTGGCGGCGGCTGGACGTGGATGACCCCGGACGGCGAGATGATCGGCTGGGACAGCGGCAACTCCTCCAACGTGACGCTGGACAAGTACAGCGGTGCCGACCCGGTGCAGCCGGGTGGCTACCAGTGGCGGTCCCAAGTCTTCGACCTGACGCCAGCGCAGGCGAAGGGCGGCACGCTGATCTACATCGACGGCGAGAACAAGGCCCACCGTTGGAAGATGCCGGCCACAGACTCCGGCCCGCATGTCGCCGAGGTGAAGAAGCAGCTCGCGCCCTGAGAACGAACGAGACGCCCCCGCCGACTGCCGAGGCAGTGGCGGGGGCGTTGTCACGCGGGCTCGTCGGGTACGTACCCGTCGGGCAGGACGGGGTAGGCCGGTTCCTGGAACGGCTGAGTGGCGGGCTCGGGGATGGGCTGCGGGTCGATGCGGCCCATCTGTTCGAGCGACCGGGCGTCAGCGGCGCCCGGGTCCTGCCGCGGCTGGAGAGGGATCGGCTCGGGCATGCTCAGACTCCAGTTCGGTTGTACTCGTCGACCCGGGCGGGCGGCGCCGGGGGTTCGATGCCGTTGCGGCGCATCTGCGTCGTCAGGTCCAGGACGTAACCGGCGAAGCTCCGCACCAGGGACCGCATCGACCGGGTCTCGGTGCGGAGTTCCTCGATCTCTTCCTGCATGTCGCTGCGGATTGCCTGGAAGGCGGCGAGGTCAGCAGCCCGCTGGTTCGGTTCGGCCGCCGCCTGGGCCGCCGCGGTGTTCGCCCTAGCTGTTGCCTGTGCGGCCCTGGTCGTCGCCCGCGCGGTGAACGATACGCCCACGAGTGTGAGTACCGAGCCGAGCACTGTGACGACGATGGCTGCTGCGTTCATGCGGCCTTGCCTCTCCGGGCAGGCCTCGGTGCGCGGGGGACCGAGTACTCGGGGACCGTGGCCGCCCACAGGATGACCCCCACGTGGGAGGTGAGATACCAGAGTGCGACGTAGGCGCCGCGGGAGTAGTAGCCGCTGACGACAGCAGCCGTGTAGGCGGATGCCCACACCGTGGGGGGAACCAGGGCGACCGCGAAGCCGATCTTGTCGCGGCCGATGCGGAGGAACGCGGAGCCGACGGTGACGAGTCCAGCAACGATCCAAAGCCAGGACCAGTGGCGGAGGCTGCACACGTCGGTGAGCAGTTTCAGCCCGTGGTCGGCTGGCGGGTCGAAGAGAAAGGACAGGCCCCAGCAGGTTTTGCCGGTCCCGAGGATGAGGAGGAAGCAGCCGCGGCGGCCCAACGCCTTGTACAGCCGCCGGGCCGCACGGCACGGCATCAGACCGCCGTCGGGCCGGCGGGAGCCGACGGGCTCGACGGTGTGACCTGCACCCGGGTCAGGAGAGTGAGCACGGCCAGGGCCAGCGTGTTGATGGCGCCGACGGTTCCCTGAGAGACCTCGTAGCCGAACGCGGCGACGAGCACGGCGCCCGCGGCGACGACGGCGGTGAATGCCTGAGGAGCGATGGGTCGCGTCATGGCGGCAGCGATGGCACCGAGGATCGCGGACACAGTGGCGACGATGGCGCCTGCCTGCTCTGCGGACAGACCAGTGATGCCGAGCGACACGATGAGGCCGAGGGCGGCGGACAGGGTGTTCAGGACGACGACAGGCTCTCTGCCGAAGATCTTCATGGCTACTTCTCCTTGCTGAGGGCGTCGACCTTGGCGCGGAGCGAGTCGACCTCGCTACGCAGGGCGTCGAGGGTGTTGAGGATGGTCTGGGCGTAGCTCGACAGCGACCAGTTGGGGTTCTTGGTCTTGTCGGGTGCGGCCTTGGGGGCCGGGATGTTGTCTCGGTACAGGACGGCGTCGCCGATCTCGGCCTTGCTGTAGCCGGCCATGGGGTCCTCCTCGGTTGCTGGCGTCTTGGTGGTGGGCCTGGGTGCGCCCTTCTGGACCCAGGCGTAGAGGGGTCCGCCGGGGCAGGCGGTGGCGTAGCCGTCGCGGTGGCCCTTGATCTCGGATCCGGCGCCGTTCTTGCGGAGCAGGTCGATGCCGTCGCGGATCGCGGACAGCATGGCGTCGGTCGGCTGGGTCAGCCCGGAGGAGCCGACGAGGCCGACGATGGCGTAGTGGCCCTGGTTGAGGGCCTGGTTGCCGTTGGCGCCGGTGCGCTTGCGGAGGCCGCGGCCTTCGAGGAGGTAGCCGTGCGGGCAGGCCGCGTAGTTGTAGGCGACGTCGCTGTAGTTCTCGGCCTTGTTGGCGAGGTGGCTGGCGCGGATGGCCTTCCACTCGGCGATGCACGCGTTGTGGTCGGTGAGCAGTCTGGTGCTGACCGGGGCGCCTTCGTAGTGGACCTTGACGCCCTTGGCGCTGGTTTGGCTGGGTGCTGCGGAGGCGGGCCAGCCGAGCTGCGCTCTCGTGACGAGCTTCACCAGTTCCCCCCTTTCATGCGAAAGGCCCCGGCCGTTGGGCTCGGGGCGTGCTGGGTGGTACGGAAGAGTCAGAGGCTGGCGAAGCAGCCATTGAAGCCGATCCACGGCGGCTTTGCGGTGGGGCTGATGCCGTAGAGGGTGAGCTGGCCGCCTGTGGTGATGTCCAACTTGAGGGTGATGCGGTCGCTGGACACGTCGGAGCAGGGCACGACGATCGTGCGGAGGGTCGACGGTCGGGCGCTGGCAGGCAATGTGCTTGAGTTGATGGTGAAGCTGCCGGGGATGGTGCCCGGGTAGGAGGTGCGGCCGATCCCGCCCCGGAACATGATCGTGTCCTCGCCTGCGAAGTTGACGATCCGGTACTGGAAGGTGCCTTGGCTGTTCCCGTTCTGGGACCAGCCGGATGCGAGACCGATGGTGGTCCAGGCCCTGTTGCCAACAGACACGACCACCCAGCTGCCGTCGACGCGCACCTCTAGGCGGTCCACGTCTGCCAGCCAGGTGAGCATGCCGTCGACCGGTGCCCGGTCGTCGACCAGGGTCGCGCCCCGTGTGGAGGCCGAGGAGAAGCGGAGCACGCCTCGTGGGATGACACCGTCCGCGATCGCCTTGATCGCGGCGGGGATGTCGGGGGCGTCGGTCATCTGCCAGAGCTGAATGCTCTGACCCCACTTGTCTGGTGTGGGCACGTGGCCCCCTTCCTAGATGAGCCGGTAGTGGCTGGCCACGTCGAACTCGGCCCACTTCTGGCCGGTCGTGCTGAGCGTTCCGCTGAAGTCGCCGAGGGTGACCCGGCCGTCGGGGTAGAGGGTCATGACGCCGTAGAAGCCGAGCACCACCTGCACCGGGAACCGGACCTGCGAGGCGGGCCGGGCCGCAGCGGGCAGCGTCGCCACGACCGTCCCGGACGGCAGACTCCCCGACATGGCGGCCAGCCCCGATAGGGAGGCGGTGCCGTCGTCCCAGATGTGGTAGGCGGGCGTGTAGTAGCCGGCCAGCACAGCCCAGCCCGACGACAGCGGCAGCGTCTCCCACTTCCGGGTCGTCGCGGCGAGGCGGCCGTGGGCGATCCAGTTGCCGTTGGAGGACTGGCTGATGACGATCAGATCGTCGGCGGTCGGGGAGCGGTAGGTGTCGAGGCAGCGGACGCTCGGAATGCCCTGCGCAGTAACGGTGCCGTCGGTGCCGACGACGGTGACGACGGCGGTGCGCCAGTCCGCGCCACGCACCGACGGTGCGCTTTCCCCTGCCCTGGTGGCCTGCTGTTTGAGCGCGTAGGCGAGGTCGCGGTGGACGGCTGGGGCGGGTCGGTCGGGCATCAGGCGTCCTCCTTCGCCGCGATCGTGGAGATCGGCAAGTCACCCTCCTGGGACAGCGGCACCGTGAACGCAGCCACCTGGTGCAGCTCCCTGGTGCCGTCTTCGTGGGTGACGCGGATGACGTCCCCCGGTTCGAGCGCCGGGTTCGGCAACGCCGAGATGTCGCCGGATGCGTTCGGGGTCTTGGCCTGCCGCAGCTTCAACGTCGCGGCCTGCTGGCAGGCGGCGAGCGTCGTCAACGTGCTCGACGAGTAGAAGTCTGGGCGTCTGCCATACGGCCCGCCCCAGTAGGTGGGGCTGCCGGGGTCGTCGTCGACGGCCAGCCACGACACCGGGGGGATGTTGTCGCTGGTGTTTTCGCCGGACGCCAGGATCCCGTTGTGGACCTTGTCCGAGGTCATGGCCCTGTTGCCTTTGATGTAGACGCCGCCCTCTGTGGCTTCCACCGCCCACACCGGTTCCTCTTCGAGCAGGTCCGGCAGGGTGGCGATGACGAACACCCCGTCGGCGTTCGCGTACACCTCGGCCCCGGCCGCGGCGGCGATCTCCTGCGCTCCGGCCCACGGATCGGCCTGGACGTCGAAGGTGCGGCGGCCGATGGGGACGTCGTCGACAAGGCTGATGACGTCGGCGTCGGGGAGACTACGCTGGATGAGAGCGGTGACGGCGCCGACAACGGTGCCGGTCGCCGAGTACGGCTCGGTCAGCTTGTCGTCGGCGACGCACACGGACAGATCCTTGCCCTGCAAGCTGACGGGGCCCTCGTTGATGTCGCCGTCGACCGAGTCCAGGCGGAACACGCCCAACGGCACCAGGTCGGGCTGGTCGGGGTTGCCGTAGTCGACGCCGCGGGAGATGCGGAGCCGGGCCCCGTAGGTGGCGAGCTGGTCCGTCGGGGTGCGGGGGATGACGGACGGGTTGGCGACGGTGACGGTGCAGGTGCGGCGAATGGCCTGCCCGCGGTCGACCGTCACCGAGCCGCCCGTGTGCTCCAGGTCGACGACCTCCCCCGTCGTCAGGAACAGCTGCACCCGTGTGGCTACTCGATGGGATTCGGCGAGCCGTGCGAGAAACCGCTCTGACACGGGGTACATGGCGTCACCCCATTCGGCGGTCGAGCAGCAGATCCTCGCTGGTCGCGTACACGGTCAGCAGGTCGGCGCAGGTCGCGAACTCGCTGACGACGTCCTGCCAGGTGCGGCCCGCGGCGCCGTTGACGCCGGTAGTGACGGGCATGTCCTGCTCGGTGAGCGGCAGGGACCAGGTCCGCCACTGCTCCTGGGCGAGCTTGCCGACGCGGCCCTCGGAGACGTTGGCGACCGCCACGTACATGTCGTCGACGCCCATGCCTGGCGCGGCTTGCCACAGCAGCGTGTTCCCGGAGTCCAGCAGCAGGTGGAGGGCTTCGCGTTCAGCGTCCGACCGGGTCCAGATCGCGAGGTCGCCCTCCAGTCCCTGCCGTCGCCCGCTGAGGATGACCTTGTTGCGGCGGCCTCGGATCACGTGCGCGGCCTGCTCGATCGGACGCTCCCACTCCGGAGCCTTCTCCACCAGCACCAAGCAGTTCCGCTGCGGGTTCCCTGGATCCTTGAGCCAGCTGGTGTTGATGTCGGCGACGGAGAGCGTCACCGATTCCGACGACCGGGTGGACGAGATCACGCCGGGGCTGCTGTACAGCTCGATGCGGTACCAGACCTCGACGCCCAACGGCGCCTCGTGATCCTCCAGCACCATGGCGTCACTCGTGACCGGCTGCATGTCGATCAGTCCGTCCGCGCCACGGACCAGAGCCCGCATGCCGTCCGGGGTGACCCGGTAGACGCTCATCAGGTAGTCGACCGGCAGCTCCCGCAGCGTCAGCCGGATGTAGCCGTCACTGGGCGCCGTCTCCACGGCGACCAGCGGAAGCACCTGCCACAGGGCGACACCGTCCACCCACAGCACCGACGCGGACGATGTCGCGATACCCACAATCTCGACCGCAGCCTGGACGGCGCCCGCCGGGGCGACCGCATCCGACACCAGCTGATACCAGGAGCCTGGCGGCACCGCGTAGGCCAAGCCGGTGCTGATGCCGAGGTCGCCGCCGACGCTGTCGTACCAGTGGGTGCGTACCCGTACCGACGTCCACGATCCGGCCCCGTGCCGGACGATGATCTGAACCCTCCAGTTCACGCCCTCCGTCACCGGGGCAAGCGGCGACCTCAGAGTCGATGTCGCCGCCGTCGCCGACGTGACGGCCAAGCTGTAGCTGCCTGTGTAGGCGGCGGCGCCCCACGGCGTCGTGCGGGCCAGAGTCGCCGGACCCGATGACACCGTCCATCCGCCAGTGCCCTGCTCGAAGCTGCTGCTGGCATACGGGATGACTGAGCCGGTGACCGATGGGCTGAAGGCTTGGACGACGACCGTTTCCAGGCGCAGCACCTGGCCAGCCGCGGCCCCGTCCAGGCCCGCTGCGATCCCGCAGGTTGCTGCCGCAGCCGGGGCGACTGCGGACACGTACTGCCTGTACATGCCCGTTCCGGGCGGGGCCAGCGTCGCCCGTGTGGTCTGGATCTGGTTGCCGTTGGCGTCATAAAACCGCAGCTCGATCCACGCCACCGACGACAGGGTCGGTGGCTGCAGGTAGGCGTGGGCGAGGTATTCGACACCGGGCGTGACAGCAGGCCGGTCCACGGTGGCTGCCGCCGCGGTGCCTGCCGCGGCGGCCGTGATGGCGAGAGTGTGACCGCCTGCCCAGTACCAGGTGGCGGACCAGGACACGACGGGCACCTGTCGGGAGATCGTGGCGTTGACCTCGGGTGTCCAGCCGGACGCGTCGATCTCCGTGCTCTCGGTGCCGAACCCGAACAGGTTGCCTGTCGTGCGGATCGGCAGGCCGAGATAGACGTTCTCGAAGTAGCTGACCACGTTCGGCGCGGCCGGTGTCATCATCGACAGCAGCACCTGCGCCTTGTAGGCGCCGACCGGGGCCGTGGCGGCGACGCTGATGCGGTGCCACGCTGCGGCGGCGGTCATGGTGACCAGCGACCAGGTGAGGCTGATCTCCAGACCGAGCGCGTTCAGCCAGCGGATGCCGATGCGTTCGGGGACTGTGGCACCAGACGCATCGGCGAACGCCTGGTAGGTGACGCCAGGGGTGACCGTGTAGGAGGACACGGTGCGGACTTGCGCCTCTCCCGCGGCCTTGCTCTTGACGAGGAGGCAGCCGTCGCCGTTCCGGCCGCCCCCGCCCTTGCTGATCGTGCAGTTGAGTTTGGGCGCCCACCCCGAGGTGTTGGGGTCGATGGATTCGGTGGTCGGACTGAGGAGGTTCCCGGGGATCGCCACAGTTGCCTCCTCAGTTCGCGTTAATGACCTGGATGAGCTGCTGCTGGGAATCGAGAACTTCCGCCCTGGCGATGTTGCGGATCTTCTCTCCGCCGACGTACACGTTCAGCGACAGGTCGCTCAGATCCGCGCCCCCGCCGCGGGCCAGGTCGTTGAACTGGCGCCCGGTGAGCACCGGCTCGGGCCGGCCAGTGCCGTTGTAGGCGAGGTTGAAGCCGGGTTGGAGCATGCCGCCGTTGTCGTACTTGCCGGGCTGGAAGCCGTACCAGTCGGTGAACAGGGAGTCCTTGTAGCCGCGGGCCCGGCTGCCGACGATGACGCCGTCGCCTCCCCTCGACTCCACGTTGGTCTTGCCGAGGGTGCCCGCGGTGTGGCCGACACCGGCGTTGGTGATGCCGATGCGGAACGCGGACGCGCCGTTCTTCTCCCAGCCGGGCGGTGCCGTGCGGCCCGAGAACGAGCCGGTCGCCCACCTACGGTGTGGCTTCTGACCTCGGATGACGGATTCGATCGCCGACACGAAGCCGCTGCAGTCCCATGAGGGGTTGCCGTTGCCGCCCCACTGGTACGCCTTGCCGTTCTGGGTCTTGGCCCACTTGAGTGCGGCTTGGATGCGGGGGCCGCCGATGCCGCTACCGCCCTTCTTGTCGGCTTCCTTGGCGTACCCGAACAGCGTGTCGATGATCTTGTCGGGGATCTTGCGGATCATCTTGCCGAAGCCGGTGTCCATGCCCGGGAAGGACTTCAGCAGCGGGTCGACGACGTTCTTCACGCCCGCACGCGCCGACCGCTCAAGGGTGTCACCGAGCCACGCCGCGCCCTCCTTGATCTTGTTCCAGGCTGCGGAGCCAACACCGAGCGCGGCCGACGCCTTGTCCTTGATCCAGCCGAAGACGCCGCCATCCGCGAACCGCTGCATCGGGAACGTGCCGCCGGACGCGTACTTCAGTGACGTGTCCGTCGACGTCATCGGGTTGCCGCCGAACACCGGCGCCAGCGCCGCCTTCACGCCGCCAGCACCGCGAGACTTCGCCACCGCGTTCATGGTGTTCACGAATCCTGTGCCGACAGCCCGGGTGAACTCGGGCCGCATGATGGCCTCGCCGCCGCTGAGGGCGAGGCCGCCACCGGTCGGACTGTAGAACTCATGCACGTCGCGGCCGGGCGTGTAGCCAGGCATGATGCCGCCGGACGCGAACTTGAAGTACGGCAGCTTGTCGGCACCGAACGCGCCCGCGATCTTGTTCCAGACGCCTCGGATGCCCGTGTTGTACACGGTGTCCACGACGAACTTGATCGGCGCCTTCGCGTAACCCTTGACCTTGTCCCAGGCTGTCTTGATGCCGGATGCAGCAGCCTCGAAGGCCTCGACCATCTTGGTCTTAAGCGTCGTCCCCCAGCCCGGCACGGTCTTCGTGAAGAAATCCCGGACCGGGTAGAGCACCCAGGACTTGATGTTGTTCCAGCCGCCGAGGAGACCGTCCCGGGCTCCGTTCCACGCCCCGACAAGATCCCCCTGTAGCTCCAGCGCCCAGCCAGGGATCTTCTTGGTGAAGAAGTCCCGGATCGGATAGAGCACCCACGACTTGATGTTGGACCAGCCGGTCTTGAAGAAGTTCGGGAGCGTCGTCGTCCAGAAACTTGCGAATGGCCCCTTCAGCCAGTCCCACACGGCGAGCGCAGCCGTCTTGATCGCACCCCAGACGGCATTGACCGCGTCCCGGAACCACTCGCACTTCGTGTACAGCAGCACGATCACTGCAATCACGCCTGCCACCGCGAGCGCAATCCAGCCCCACGGGCCAGCCATGCTGATCGCGTTGAAGACGGCCATCGCAGCCGATGCCAGGACCATGGCGCCGCGCCACAGCACCATGGCGATCCGCCACGCCGTGAACGCGGCCGTGATGCCCCAGATCGTCTGCACCAGCCACGGCGCCTTCTCCGCCAACCAGGCGATACCCTCCGCGGTCTTCTCCACAACGCCCAGCACAAGCCCCTGCACCGGCATCAGCGCCTTCGCGACCGCCAAGGCCGCACCGGCCAGCTCCCGCAGGGCAGCCCCCAGCCGCGGCCCCATGTCTGCGCTGTACTCCAGGAACCGCTCGAACTCCGGGCTGCCCTTGAGGCCGGTGCCCCAGTTCGCGAAGCGGCCCGTCAAGTCCTGCATCCGTGCCGAGATCGAATCCATGTGTGGCAGGAAGGCTTGGACGACGCCAGCCATCCCCTTGAAGATCCGACCGAAGCTGATGCCGAGCCCTTCGATCGCGGGACCCACCGAGCTTTCCAGGTCAGCCTTGAACGACTTCCACCATGGCGACTTGAAGCCGGCCGACGCCCTGTCCTGCAGACGCCCGATGGCGTCCGCCGCCGCCAGCACGAACGGCGTCAGACCGGGCAGACTGTTCTTCAGCCCGTTGATCGCCCGCGTGAAGATGGGCATCACGGCCGGCTGCAGCGACTTCGACCAGGCGCCGAACGCGTCCTTCAGTCCCAGGAACGCGTCATACGTCTCCCGGGCTGCTGGCGTCAGCTTCGCCAGCTCCTGCTGGTACTTCTGCTGCGCCAGGGCAGCCTGATCAACGCCCCCGGCCGCCGAAAGCGACGCGGAGGCAATCTGACGCTGTGCTGATGCGATCGAATCCGCCGCCGACTGCTGCGCCGACGCCAGCTGCTCCTGGGCGCGCGCCACCGACCGGGCGCCGTCTTCCTGGGTGCGTGCCACATTCCGCTGCGCCTCAGCTACACCGTTCTGCGCCTCAGCAATGTCCCGCTGGGACTGCACCTGCTGCCGGGCCGCATCCTCGCGGGCCTTCCCCAGCGCCTTCTGCTGGTCCGCGACCTGCTTCTCAGCGTCGTGCAGCCGCTCCTGGGCGTCCCGGACCCGCTCCGACCCGTCGATCCCGGCTTTGTCCGCGGCCTGCTTCTCCGCGGCCAGATCCTTCGTCTCGGACTGCTGGTCCTTGAGCCGCTGCACCGCCTGGTCGTAGGCGAGCTGCGCGCGCTGCCGGTCCAGTTCGGTGGCGTTGGCGCCTGCGGCCTGCACGGCGCGGAGCTTCTGCTCCGCCTCCTGCACAGACAGGGTCGCGTCCCGCTCGGAAAGCCTCGCGTTCGCCAGCCGCGACTCCAGGTCAGCGAGATCCTGCGCCGCATCCCGGCGGGCCTGGCTCAGATCCTCCTGAGCCCGGACAGCGTCCCGCTGCGCGTCAGCCAGAGACTCCTCGGCCGTCGCAACCTGCTCGGCGGCCTGCCGCTGCCGGTCCGCGGCCTGCTGCACCGCATCCGCCAGAGACTGCTTCGCCTGCCGCACCTGGTCGGCAGCCCGCTCATTGGCCTCGGCAGCGTTCCGGACCGCATCCGATACGCCCTGCTCGGCCTGAGCAATCTGCCGGGCAGCGTTCCGGTGAGCCGTCGCCAACGACTGCTGAGCAGACGCCATTTGCATGGCCTTCTGCGCACCCTGCGCCGACGCCTGCCCGCCCTGCAGCGACGCCTGCGTGGCCGCGTCCTGGGCGGCCTTCTGCGCCTGCATGACCTTGCCCATCTGCATGAACGCAGGCACAGCCACGAGCGCGATGCTGCCGATCCCGACCGCGGCGGCCGTCGCCGCAGCCGCAATCGCACCCAGACCAGCCGCCGCCACCGGAAGTACCGGCAGCAGAGCCGGGCCCAGCGTGATCGCAGCACCGACCAGCAGACTGATGTTCGCCGCTGCTGACCGCGTGTCCACGTCCACGTTCGCGGTCCGGCCATCCAGCCGGTTCACCTGAGCGTTGAACGCGGCCAGCTGAGCCGATGCCGCCGCCGCATCCACACGGACCTGTACGTCAGCGTCCGACGCCGACAGACGGTCCAGGCGTGCCTGCAGCTGCTCCATCGCAGCCCGGGCCGTCGCCGCCGAGACGTCGATGCCGATCCGGACATCCGACAACGCCCGCATCCGGGCCTGAATGTCTGCCAGTTCCCGCTGAGCATCCGAACTGTCCGCCCGCAACCGGATCTCCGGAAGCGTCGCCAGAGCCGCCTGCAACTGGGCGCGGAACGAGCGGGCAAACGTGCTACCCGTCGACTGGCCCTGGCGGGCAGCCGGAGCCTGAGCCGTGCGCCCACCAGCAGTGATACCCGACCGCACCGCGTCCGCGATCCCGGACGAGATGTACCGGCCCATCACGCGGCCGACTTCCTCGCCCACCTCATTCGCGGCAGGCAGAACGGCCCGCTGCATCTGCCGCGTAATGCCAGTCGCGTTGGGCAGAACATCGACTTCGACGGAGCCGACGGAGATAGCAGGCACCAGGAGCCTCCTCCCAGCGCCCTACGCGGCGCCCCCTTGCAGCAGCTTCAGCAGCGTGTCGGCGCTCTTCTCAGTGAGCTGCGCCTTCTTCCGTCGCGGCCCGGCGCCAGGCCGGCGCATCGGCTCAGGCGCCTCTGGCGTCTTCGCCTTCTTGTCGGTGTTGACGCACTTCAACGTCCACTCCAGATAGCGGACCGCGTCATACACCGCGGCGAGGATCTGCTCCTGCTGCGACCAGCGGCCCTTCTCCGGCTCCCCCTTGTCCGCCTGTTCTGCCAGCTGCTGCGGTGTGAGCTCGTTACGGAGGGCGGTCATGGTGTTGGATTCGGGCGGCAGGTGCTCAATGAACACGCGCAGCCACCGCCACGACCGCCTGCCGGTGAGGACGTCCGCGATGTCGTAGTGCCGGTCCTGGAGGTCGGCTTCTACCGCCTCCGGGTGGGCCTGCCAGATCGCGACCGTCCCCCGGACTTTCCCATCGGCTCTCCGGACTTGGCGCTGGCGTCCGCGACGAAGTCGAGCCACTCCTCCAGCATCGGATCGGCCTCGAGGTAGTACTCGTAGTCGTCCGGGTGCAGCACCTTCTCCGCGAACACGTCGATCTGCCCGGCATTCAGGGCGCGCTGCCAGGAGGTGCGCCACATCGACGGCGGCACGACCAGAACCTCCTGGCCGCACAGTTCAGCCGTCACGTACCCGTCGGCTTCGATCTCTTGCGCTTCGGCGGCCGACACCTCGACGTCGTCCGTCTCCGCCTCCACGTCCGGCTCGGCCCGGCGGGTCGCGGGGCGGGATGCGGCACGGGCCGCCGTGCGCGGCTTCCTGCTGGTGCCGGTGTTCTTGCTCGTGGTGGCCACGGCGCGGGCTCCTCATCTCGTAGGGCGCGGGCTGGATGGAATGAAGGTGGGCGGGCCGGGCCCGCGCCGACGGTGATCGGCCCGCCCACCAGCTCAGGACCCGGTGTAGGCCTCGGTCTCAGGCACCCGGTCGAAGTGGTAGACCGTGAAGCCGGCGCTGTCCGGGTAGCAGGTGATCGTCCACTCGTAGCCGGCGACCTCGTCCTGCTTGTGCGTGACATCGGACCGCTCGGTGATCTCGGCCTCGGGACAGTAGAAGCCCCGCTGGAAGTTGTCGCCATCCAGGACGACGAACCAGAACGCCCGCCGGTCCGGCGACGGGGACGCGGTCTCCGCGAACGAGGTGAGCCCGTCCACCGGGGTGAGGTCTGCGGTGTCCAGCCGGTACTGCAGGGCCTGCACCGTCGTCCGGCCCGTCTCCCACACCGTCAGCCCGAACGTCCGCAGGCTGGAGGTGATCGACGTGCGGATCGGTGCCGTCAGACCCCACGGAGTGAAGGACTCACTGTCCTCCTCGAAGCCCTGCACCAGGCCGTCGTCGCTGATCGCGCCCAGCGGCAGCCACGGGGCCAGCGGCTGGATCGCCGGGTCACCCGGCGACGTCGTGCCCAGCGGGGCCGTCCAGCCTGCGCCGTTCGCGCCGACCTCCAGGAGATCCGCGGCGCGGGTGATGTTGACCATGATGTCTCCAGACATGCGTGAAGCCCGCGCACGGGCGGGAACTGAGGGGCCTGGCGCGGGCCGAACAACCGGTCAGGAGACCGGGTGACAGAAGATTTCGAAGGTCGCTCCGAAGCGTCGGAGGTTGTTGTTCTCGTAGGGCCGCCACGAGGGGGCGCTGATAGTGCGAGCGGACGTGAACGTTGCACCGCTTGTCACAACCCCGCGGAGTTGCGTCAGGAGCGCAACGCGGGTACGGGTCATGAGCTGCGATGAGGCGGGGCGGGTCGCTGCGAAGACATCGACGTCGACGATGGCCCGGTCCAGGCGAATGCCGTCGTCGTCACCACCAACCCGCGCGATCTGGACGACAGGCGCGGCGCCCTCCAGATTCGCTGGGAGGTCCGTGACGACGCGGACGGCGAGCTGCGCCTTGAGCCAGGCGACGAGTTCTGCCTCAACGTCGACGCTGCCCACCGCAGTCATTGGTTCCGGCCGCCGATCTCTGCTGCACGAAGCAGTACGTGCCGGGCGGGGGCGGTGCCCGTGCCGTTGCCGTACTCCACCCATCGGGCGTAGTAGGCCGTGTTGCGGACATAGCCGACCGCCCGGTCGCGGCGCCGGCCGCCGCGAGGCACGCTGTCCGCCTCCCAGGAATCCCTGTAGTTCCCGGGGTGCGGACCGCCCTCGTCTACCGGCGACAGGGAGACTGCGATGCCCTTGATGACCTCGGCGCGCCGCAGCATCTCCGCTTGCATGCCAGGCATGCGGAGCATCTGCCCGACCCCTTTGCGCTTGATCTTGAACTTGGCGGCCATGGAGTACCCCCTCCTATCCGGTGACGATCTTCAGCGCGGCGACGACGGGCCCCGTCGATCCAGTGAACGGGGACCGGAATGAACCCGACTGGCCGTCAACGTCGTACAGCTGGCCACCGACGCGCACTTGGTCGGTGGGGCGGATGTCGGTGCCGTAGGGGGCGTACAGGGTCAAGCCCGTGATGACGGTGTCCCTGGCGTCTGTGATCTCGTTGGATCCTGATCCGGAACCGTCGCGGGGAGCGATTGCGCAACCGGAAACGGGGATCTCCGTCGGCGGCCCGGTGACGTCGTTGCCGTAGATGTCCTCGCTGGGAGGTCCGGGTCGGACGATCACCACCGTGTCACCGTGGGGCAGATCGCGCACCTGCTGCCTCCTCCACCGCGTCACACCACGTCTGCAGGTCGGAGGCTGGATCAAGCTCAGCGCTTCGGGCACGTGCCCGTTTCGCTGCCAGGCGGTACTCGGCCGGATCCCCTAGGAGTCGTTCGAGCGTTGACTTCCAGGCGCCGACGTCGGAGCGGTCGACGTAGATCCCCGCGTCACCGAGCGACTCACACAAGCCTCGCGTCGGATGCGCCAGCACTGGGATCCCTGAGGTCAGGGCCTCCACCGCGGTTCTCCCCCACGATTCGTAGACTGACGGCATCAGCAGAACCCGTGTGCGCCGGTACACGCGCGCAGCCATCTCCTCACCCGGCACATGTTCGACGATCTCGACGTTGGGCAGGTCGGGCAGGATCTGCTCACCGTAGGCGCCTGTCACTGCCAGGAACTGCCGGTCGGGCATCCGTTTGGCCAGTTCCGCAAGGACTCGGCCACCCTTGTCCCCGTTGCAGTTGATCAGTGTGATGGCGGATCCGGGTTTCGTGGCGTACCGGGCCGCGTCCACAGGCGGACGAACCACGATCTCGTGCCGTGGTCTGACGCTCGACGGGTACTCCGCGAAGAACAGAGCGGCCTCCGCCTCGACCCACTGCGAGTTGTACACGGCGAGCGTTACGCCACCGGACGCCATATCCCGCAGCGTCGGCCGATGGTCGTTATGGCAGATCACTGCCATGGGCCGCCCGAAGCCGCGAGCCAGAGCTGCCGTGGTCGGCACGCACTCCAGGTGAGACACGAGGATGTCCGCCCGGCGCGCCACGGTTCCGAAGTCGAGCCGGGAGCTCTGCGGAACCACCTCGATACCCTCGTAGTCGTAGACTTCGCTGGCCCTGCCCGTCCGCGATAGCCACACTTGGGCTCGGTGGCCCCGCTTGACCAGGGCAGCCAGCATGGCAACGAGCATGTGTTCGGCGCCTGCATTGTGCTCGGGAGGCATCGCGTGAACGCGGGCCACGATGTGCAGCGGCTTTGTCATTGCCACCTCACCAACGACATGCCCGACTTGCGGCGGTAGCCAGCCAGTTCCAGCATCTTGCGGTCGTCGTCAGTCATTGCCACGGCGGTACCGACCCCGCTGCCGTCCGTGCGGTACGTGTAGGGGCCGATCGTCTCGCCAGTGACCCCGCCGGCCATCGTTGGCGAGGTGAGCGTTCGCAGGGTCATGCGCGTGACGACCGCAACCACGTCCGGGGGTACGGCGTCGACGCCGTGACTGTAGGTGACCCGGTAGGTGCCCGGGTAGGAGTCGTACTCCTCATCGGTCCACAGCTCTGGCAGGTTGATCGCCGGGCTGTCCGCGGACGTGCGGATGATGTCGATCCCGTCCCATCGCCAACCGATCACGGGCAGGTCGGGGGCGCCGCCGGCGCCGACAGCTACCACCTGCGTGACGTTGAGGACCGGAGTCTGCGGGAGCCGGATCTCGCCCTGCTGGGCGCGCAGCACCACCGTTTCGTTGTCGGTTCGGCTGAAGTCGCGACCCGTAAAAGCGCGCACCAGAGCGGACGCGTCCGCGAGCAGGGCCACCGCTCTCGCTTCCTCCGGTGCCGTAAGGGGCCTGCCAAGTCGGTCCTGGAGGTCGGTGGGGCTAGCGAGTGACTCCACCACGTCTGGCCACCTCCTCCATAGCCTGGGCCCAACGGTCCAGTTCATCGGCGGGGTCGAGGGCAGCAGCGCGTGCCGATGCGGCCCTGGATGCGGCCGGGTAGACCTTGGGTGAGAACAGGCGCCTGACGGCGGCCTCCCAGGCGTCGGCATCGTCACGGTCGGCGAAGGTGCCCGCCTCCCCCAATGACTCCGTCAAGCCGGGCGTTGGGTGCGCTACCACGGGAATCCCCGAGCACATGGCTTCGACAGCGACCCGCCCATAGGACTCGTACACGGACGGTACGAGGAGCACCTTGGTGCGGGCGTACACATCCTTGGCCATGCCGTCGCCGGGCGTGTGCGGAACGATCTCCACGTTGGGAAGGTCGTCCCGCACAATTTGCTGCCCGTACCCGCCGATCACCCCGAGGAACTTTCGACGCGGCATCCGTTCCGCCAGGGCGTAGAAGAGTTCGGCGCCCTTCTCTGCCGTGAGGTTGATCAACGTGATGTGGTCGCCAGGCGTGGCCCGGTAGTCCTCCACAGCGACCGGCGGATGCACAGTGATTCCCTGCGGCATCGGCCGATCCCCGCGCTGTAGGCGCCACCACGCCTCGGCGTCCGCCTTCATCCACGCCGTGTTGTAGACGGCCAGCGACGGACGCCCTTTGACCAGCCACGACTTGGACTTCTCGTAGGTGTTGTGGAGTAGGTGCACCACCGGAATGTGATGGAGGTCCCCCAGGATGGAGGCGCGAGCCGTGTTCTCCAGGTGCGTGACCAGCACATCGGCTCGCCCGTCGCCACGTATCCACCGGGAAGGATCAGCCTTGCCCTGGTATGGGTGCACGCAGACGTCGTCGATCTTGTATGCCTCGTCCGCTGCGGCGGGCTGAGACAACAGCACATCTACGACGTGGCCGCGGCCCGCCAAATCTCGCAGGAGACTGTGAGCCGCCCACTCTGCGCCCGCGTTGTGGGCGGGGGGATAGGCGTGCAGCATCGCCAGAACCCGCACTAGGACTCCGATCTTCCGGTGGCCGGCACCCCAGGCGGAGTGCCGGCCGCGGTCGGTCAGGACGCGGCGGTCGTTGACTGAACGACGGCGAACGGCGAGCGGGTCGCCGAGTTCGTGTTCAGGCGGGTCGCCGGGTTGGCTGTGGCGAATGCGACGCGCATGACGACGCGCATGGCGACGGAGTCCTGCTGCATCAGGTTGAGGATGACCTTGCCGTCGTCGTCGGAGATGACGCCCTCGGTGAACAGCTTGAAGCTGATGTCCTGACGGACGCCCACGATGGCCTTCGACCAGTCGCCCATGAGGAGTTCGGCCTCGGACATGTCCCAGGCGCCGTTGGTGAGCTCCGACATGGGGTAGCCGTACAGGGTTCCGCCGAGGCCGCCCTGGAGGTTCGGCTGGTAGATCGGCACGCCCTGCTCGGAGCGCATCGTGTTCAGCTTCCAGGTCAGGCCGGGCCGGCTGATGAAGCCGTTGACCGCGAACCCGTCCTCGGCGACCTTTCCGGCGGCCGTGGCGACGTCGACGGCGAAGTCGACACCGGCACCGGAGATGACGGCGTTGCCTGCGGCCACAGCGGACTGGTACACCGCGGCGGGCCAGGTGGACGGCTTGTCCATGCCGAACAGGCCGGCCGCATCGAGCTTGGCGCCGATCGCTTCCACCAGGCGGGGGCGAACCTGCTCCCAGATCGGCATCTGGGCGTCGTCGAGGTACGCCTCGGGGATCGGCACGATCGCCGCGATCTCCTCGGCGACGAGGTCGACGTTCTTCCAGTCCTGGGCCGTGGTCTGCTTCAGGCCGGTGTCGCCGCCGACGAAGTAGGCCAGCGGCAGGACATCGAGGACGGGCTGTCGCTGCGTCTTGCTCGACATCGGAACACGGCGGGCCCGCTGCAGCAGGGAAGAAGCGGCCGGGAGTTCCTGGATGATGTCCGCGGACACCGGCTCCGGAACGAGCGGGTCGTTGCTGGCGTCCCGGCTGATGAGCGAGTTGTAAGGCACGGGGTCTCCTCTCGGAAGTGCAGCGACCCCGGCCCCGTGCGGGTGATTCCGGTGCTGCGGTGACTGTGGCTAGCGGCCCGCCATGCGCCGGATCCACTCGTCCGGGCTTGTGGTGGCCGCCCCGGATGCCGTGGCGGCTCCGGGCGTGAGTGCCTCGACGGGCCGCTGAGATGTCGGCGACGGGGTCGGCGCAGACGCCTTGAGGCGCTCGGCGAGCATCTCGGCGCGGGCGTTGATCTCGTCGTCGCTACCGGAGCCGAGCAGATCGATCAGCTCCGGCGGGATGTTGTGCGTGGCCGCCGCCATCAGGCGGGTGTTCGTGGCGCGCAGATCGCCTAGCTCGCGCTCCGCCGCCTCCTTGGCGTCGAGGAGCTTCTGCTGCTCGGTCTTCTGCGACTCCTGCCACTGCTGGTACTCGGTCAGCTGCGGCTCGGCCTCGCGGTACTTCGTGCGCCAGCTCGCCGACTCCCTGCGGAGCTTCTCGATCTCCTTGCGGGCGGCATCCGGGTCTGCCCACGGATCTGTCCCTTGCGGCTGCTGACCTGCCGGGGTGTCCTGCGTTCCGCTTCCGGGCTGCGTGTCCGGCCGCTGGGCGGCGTCGGTGGTGCTGGCATCAGGCTGTCCCGCAGCATGCGTGGTGTCGGCCGTGTCCTGCACGGTCCCTCCTCGTTCTGAGCATGAGAAAGGGCCGCGTCCAGCACGGCCCTCGGATCCCGCGAAGCGGGCGATATTCAGTTAGCTGACGCCACCAGGACGCCAGAGCTTGAGGTCAGGGGTGTTCAGGTGCCGTGTATCCGGCCCGCCCCTCGGATTCCCACCAGCGGCGGAACGCGTTTACGGCGTGCTTGCCGCCGCGACCGCGCGTCTCCCGCAGCCAGTCGTCGTAGAGCTGCTCGGCGATGCCTATGAAGGGCTCGTCGTTTGTGAAAGCGGGCCACGCCTGGCATCCGCAGTGGTCGTGGTAGCGGTTGCCGCCCTGCCGCGGATCGCCCGCCGTCTTCGCCGACTTGTAGACGGGTCCTCGCGAGGCGAGCATGGCGCACCATGCGCACGGGTCTGAGTCCGTTACACGTGACCAGCCTGTGGCCTGCTCATCGGCCGCGATCGAGCGCTGCATCACCTGCCGGCCGCCCTCAAGCGCTACGTACTGGGTGCTGCCCACCATTCGGACCGCTGCCGCGTCCATCGCCTCCTGAGGCGTTTTCCCCGCCGCAATCGCCCTCTTGAACTCGACAGGCCCTGTTACGTCGAGAGTGCGCTCCAGTCGCTGCACCAGAAGTGGCAGCGGCCCCTCTGGAGTGAAGTTGGAGTCGTCGACACCTGCCTCGCGCCTGGCATCCATGTATGCAGCCTGTGCGAAGAATGCGGACTGTTCACGGGCCTGCCGGACGATCGGCGCAAGAGCAGCACGAACCGCCGGCCAGGAGGCGTCGATCTTCGCCGGGTTGGCGAGCTCCCGCCATACTCGCAGTACCTGCTGGGCAAGTCGTGCTGCAGCCAGCGCCTGGATGCGCCGATATCTCTGAGGGGCCCCAGAGTCGGCCATCAGAGCACCAGGTCCGGCAGCGGACCAGGATCGGCAGCAGGCTCAAGCTGCCCCATCTGTTTCTCGATGATGCCGTTCAGCCGCCCGAGCGAGTCCCCCTGCTCCGCTGTGGTCTTCCAACGCTCCACGTCAGTCTGAGTGACCCCCGGGATCTTCTCCCACAGCTCCTGTGGCGGCACCCCCAACATCGTCACGAGCTTGCCCAGCGCGTCCACAGTCTGCGCGAGGGAGCGGGCCGACGTGTCCCGCCATACGACCTGCGCGGCGGTGTCCTCCCACGCACTCTGGTCACCCGCCGCGAGGCCGGCGAGGCGCAGTGTCTGCTCCCAGCCCTCCCCAAACAGAGACTCTCGTTCGTCGATCTTCCGGTCGAGGCCGTCGCGAGCTGCGGCGAGCGCCTCAGCCGACAGGTTCACCATCTGCCCCAGCAAGTGGTAGGGCGGGACCTGCGACAGCGTCGACATGTGGCGGATCGTGGCCTCGCGGCTGTCCAGGTATCCCTTGAGGTCGGTCTGCCCGAACTCTCCGAACTTGGTGTCCGCGTCCTCTGCGACGAACAGGCCGTCCACGCGGGACCGGAACGGTTCGATGGGGTTGCCGTCGGCGTCCTGCGGCGGCGCCATGCCCGTCACCCAGCGCTGGCGGAACGCCGCGTACTGCTGCGCCATCAGTAGGTTGAATGTGGTCATGTTCAACTGGTCCTGGGCGTCGATTAGCGGCTCCACCTCGCCGATCACACCGTCACCGTCGAGATCATCGGTGTTCACGAAGCGCACGACCGGGCAGACACCCAACCCGTGCCTCTCGACACCGTTCTCGTCCAGCTCCAGCCCAGACCCATCCACCTTCCCAGCGAGGGTGTACCGGGCCTGATCGTCATAGACGCGCACCACGCGGCGCTTGCCCTTCCCCGTGTTCTCGATCCGGTCCTCGATTGCAAAGATCGGCCACTCGTCGTTCACCGGGTCCGCATACAGGGCAGTGAGGCGCCGCGGCGAAAACGGGGTGATCACCGGCACAGGCTTGCCGGGCATCACCACCACATACGAGGCACCGTAGGTGAGCGCAGCCCGGTGCACGCCATGCTGGCGGGCGTCCAGACGGTTCGCCTGCCACACCTCCCACGGCGCCGCATTACTGTCCGCCCCCTTGGCGCGGTAGCCGTCGACATACATGTTCTGCGAAACGACCGTGACAACCAGCGGCAGGATCTTCACCTTGGCCCGCTCGATCAGCCACCGATATTCGGCCCGTGCCCCCGCCGGCACGTACACGCTCGAGTGGTTTCCGCGCATGTAGTCCGCAATGCGCTGCAGCCGCGGCTGCTCGACCTCCCGTAGCTTCAGCAGACGCCGTGCCGTCGATACCGCCTCGTCCCCGCCCATCAGTGCCACGCGCCGCCCACCTCCCTGCCGTCACGCGAATCCATGCACACGTCCCGTGCGCTGCCGCTTCTTCTGCCGCTTCGCCCAGTCCGGTGAGGCAAGCAACGCGCGGCGGGCCATGTCCGCCAGCTGCATGCCAGCGAACCCGTCGACCTTCTTCGGTGACTCCCGGGACTCCTTGCCGAAAGAGACACCCCACTTGTTCGGCCGGCGACGGCAGTTGGCCACATGCCGGTTCAGGATCGGATGGTTCGTGTGCGGGAGCTTTCCGTCCACGATTGCCTGCACCAGCGCCTCGGTAGCCAGCGTCAAATCCTGCTGACGGCCCCGCATGTCCCAGCCGACTGCGCTCCGCGTCGAAGCCCGCACCACCAACTCGTCGCGGTACGTCTCCGACCAGTCGTCGATGTACGACTCCCACAGCTTGACGTCGGCGAAGAAGCCGCGGACCTGCCACTGCCCGAAGGCGTGCGCCACCAGATCGCTGACCTGCTTGCGATCGACCTCCCAGCCCTTCGCTTGGGGGCCGTCCGGCCGCTCCCAGATCCCCAGCGTCTGCACCAGCCGGTCCGAAACCCGCATGGCAATCAGAGCGGTTGCGTCGTCCGTCTTGCCGCCGTCGAAGCCGAGGACAATGTCGTCGCCCGGCTGCAACGTCAGCTCCGAGGCATTCTTCGACCAGTCCGCCGGATCCAGCAGCGCATCCTCAGCGGCCACCGGCTGGTTCAGCCAGTAGCGGCGCGAGTCCGAAGGTGAGGACTGCGGATCCCAGATCTCGGCGATGATCCCGTCCAGGTCCATCCACGCCGCGGCCGGACCGTAAGCCTCTTTGAGGCCGGCCAGCAGCGCATCCCGGTCTGCGAGGTCGGTGCCGTCCTTCGCCTGCCGGTGATCGAAGAGCAGGCCGGCCGCGTCAGCGTCCCGAACCCGCCCCTCCTTGATCGCCTTGTAGTAGGTGTGCGTCGCCTCCGCCACCGAGTCCTGGCCCGGCTCGTACATAGTCGACGTCTCAAGGCACCACGGTTCGGCTTCCTTACGCTTACGCAGGTTCCGCCGCACGGTGCCGTGCATGCGCCGCAGCTCCGGGAGCACGTACAGGTGGGTTTCGTCGAAGACCGCGAAGGTCTCCTTGCCGCCGTCTTTCGCCGCAGACGACGCCGTCGACGGCGTGATCTCTCCACGCTGGTGGTGCAAGATGATCCGGCTCGACGACTGCGCGGACTTCCCGATGTCGATGCCCGGGAAGTCGTCGCCGTGGTGCTCGACCAGGTACTCGAGCATCGTGGACACGTTGTCGTAAGTGTTGCCGGACTGCCCCTCCTCGGTGGCCAGGCAGCGGATGAACGGCGACTTCACTGGTCGGCCAACCGGCTCCCCGTTCGCGTCCCAGCCGTCGAACCGGACCGGGAAAAGGGCTTCCGAACACACGAGCATGCCGGCGATCTCCGACTTCGCGCGGCCCTTTGCCCTGGAGAGGAACGCCCGCCGGTACATGCGGCGGCCCGTCTCCGGGTCCAGCCGGTATGCCTTGACGATGAATGCGTAGAACTCATCGTCCAGTTCGATCGGCTCGCCGACAACGTCGCCAGGGCCGTGGCACAGGTACTCCTCGATGTGCTCGACGATCTGGTGTCCGAGGGAAGGGAATTCGCCGTCGTACTGGGGTCCACGCCACGGCATGGCACCCCCTAGCCGGCATCCTCACTGACAATCCGCAGGTTCTTCCGCCGGTCTGACGTAGACCGGGGCGTCTCCGCCGGAGCTGGCTTGTCCCCAGGAGTTTCGATCTTCAGCTTCAGTCGCATCCGATCCTCCGGAGTGGCCCCGTACTTCGCCGCCCGCAGCCTCACTTCCGACGCGAACTCCCATCGCCCCTTCGTCCACATGACGTGGTGAAGGAGAGCCGTGTCGAGGAGGAAGTCCCAGTCGGTCTCGAGGAACACCTGAGCCTGCGCCGACCGGCGCCATGTCTCCCACCACTTGCGGGTCCGCGGGTGCCAGGCCTCGCCATCCGGCAGAACCCCCTCAGGGAGCAGCGGACCGCGCAGCTCGCCATCGTCCTCCACCCGGTTCAACTCCGCATCCCGGGCCTTCGAATCCCGGGCTCGCGAGCGTGTCGCCTTCGGAGCCATACCGCGACCAGCCATGAGGGGCACCCCCTCACAGCAAGTCGGCGATCACCCGCGACAGACCAGCAAGTCTCGACGGAGCACCCTGGAACGGTCGCCCAGTGACCGTGATGTACCGGCCCCGGTCGTACACCTCAACCGCCGCGCTCCCGCGCCGGATCCGACGACCGCGGCCGACACTGCCGTAGCCCCAAATGTGGAGACCGTCACCGGACGGCGACACCTCGACGTAGGTATCCGGAAGTCCGTCCACGATGTCGCGCGCCCACGGCGCCAGCACTCCATCCACCAGCGCGTGGTCAAGGTCAATGCATACGAGCCGGTCAAAGGGACTTAGCACGAAGCCGATCCCCACCCCAGACGTCGCCCGCCGGGCCCGACTGTATGAGCTCCAGGTCTCTGGATCGGTCGACGAGGCCGGCGCCCGCTTCGAACCGCGAGCCGACAGCGGCACCTTGCGCTCGCTGTACCGAACCCATTGCTGGCGACGCGCCATCGCGGCCGGTACCGGATCGGTCTTCCGCTGGCGAGCGCGATGGGCAGCCATGCGGCAGCGGCCAGAACAGAAGCGCGCGTTGTGTGCATGCCGAGCGCCGAGACGCTCACTGCACTGCTCGCACCGCTTCGTCGTCATACCCCCAGCATACGGCGTGTGTGACGGCAATCTGCGCCCTGAACTGCACTGATGCAGGTTCGTGACAGAGTCGCAGCCAGGCCAGCCGCCTTCAGCGCGGGGGAGTTTCAGCAGGTCAGGGCATGATCATCAGATCCCCAGAGTCACGCGCATCCTGGGATGCTAACGTGCCCGAACCTCAGATCTTGATGATCTTGGAGGGGTCCCCCAGGGTGATCACGCGCGGAGGGTGTCAGTCGATCATCCCCGGGTGAGCCTCGGCCGGCCGTGCTCGCGGCGGCCGGGCATGCGCCACTGCCGACGCCTCCCGCCCGGTCTTCTGATCATGGTGCCACTTGCAGAGGGCCCACAGGTTGGCGTCACTGTGATCGTCCACCCCGGACGCGGCGTTGACCTTGTGGTCCACCTGGTTGGCCGGCTCTCCGCAGATCCCACCAGTCACGACAGCCCACTGACAGACGTGCCCGTCGCGCCTGAGGATGCGCGCCCGGATCCGCGGCCAGCCCTTCGGCAGGGGCGCTGTGCGTCGGCCCTGGCTGGGCATCAGTCCTTGTCCTTGCCGCCGTGCGCGTTGGGCCCCGGTCGTTCGCCCGTCGCTCTCTTGTGCAGGTTGGAGCACAGCCCGTCGAGCATCCTGCCCGGCTTCACGTACTTCCCGAGTTGGACCCGGCACCGCTCGAAGTCCCCCTCAGAACCCCAGGCGATCTTCGCCGCACCTGGGCCCTCAGCCCAGTAACGCATCAGGCGCTCAGTGGCAGCGGCGTCTCCGGGGGTTGCTTCACGTCCGGCGACCATAGGGCTTCATCTCGCTTCCATTCAGCGAGGAGCTTGGCTCCCTTGGACAGGTTGCAATGCTGGCAGGCGGGCAGGACGTTGCCGATGGCGTGCCGTCCGCCGCGGGACAGGGGGATGACGTGGTCCATGTGGATGCCGCCGTCGTTGCCGCCGCAGTATGCGCAGCGATGCCGGTAGTGGCGGACGAGCTTACGCCAGTCCTTGCCAGCGATGCCGACACTGTCCGGGTTGAGCTGCTCCCATGCTCGGCGGACGGTCTTGTGCTGGGCTGCAATGGCTGCCCGTAGTTCGGGGTTGGCGCGCGCCCAGGCTGCGGCGGCAGCGATCCGTTGCGGTCGGTATCGGGCATAGGACACGCGTCGACTGCAGAGCCGCGAGCAGTACACGGAGGTGGACTGCTTGGGCGTGAAGACTGTGCCGCATCGCTGGCAGGGCCGCTCGGAGAGATCGGCGTATTGCCGTCCGCGTCTTGCTCGATGCCGGTTGCCGCACTCGGGTGTGCAGTACTTCTGATCTGTGCGCCAGGCCTTGAAGGTGGTGTCGCATCCAGGGCAGGTGCGCTCCGGATCTGTTTCCTTCTGCCGCTTGGCGTAGAGCCGGTTGTAGCGGAGGCCGTTGCAAGCCCTTGAGCAGCAGAGGGAGTCGCGCCGCTTCGGGGTGTACGTCGTGCCGCAGATGTCGCAGGCCCGCACCGAGATCGGGCCGAGGCGCAGCACCTTGGGGCAGGTCTTGCAGCGGCGCGCATTCCGGTGCAGGTGGGAGATGTCGGCGCCGCATCGGTCGCAGGCGCGTGTAGCGTGGGTCATGTCGGTCCTGTCGCTTCAGGTCGGCCATGCCCCGGGAGTGTTGGTAGCACTCGCCGGGGTTCTACTTGTTCAACGTCGGGGTGGCGTCGGCTGGTTCCGCCTGCTGGTCGATGCGTTCGATGCTGGCGCCTTGCCCGGAGGGGATGGCGAAGCAGACGCCGCGAGTGTCGGTGAGGACGGCCCAACTGCCTTGGAAGGTGAGGGTGAGGTCGTCGCCGTCGATGCGGACGTCGTCTCTGCGCTGCTCTCGCGGGTGCACGATCAGATAGGAGGGCACTGCGCTACTCCTTAGCCGGCGCCGTGAGGGTTCTTGCGGACAGCCTTTTCGATGAGCGGGCCGATCTCCTGGTCGCCGACGTTGAGCACCAGTTTCTGCTTGGCGGCGGGCGCGGTGAGGTAGGCGCTGGTGTCGTTGGCGGGGATGTCGATGGTCTCGGTGGTGACGATGACGTGCTGGCAGCCGGTGTCGTTCTTGAAGCCGGGCCAGATGTCGGGGCCGTCGGCGATGAGGGGGCTGTCCTCGCTGGCCTGGTCGACGACGAGGACGAACGGCGGCCGGTCGTTGCTGCTGCCTTCGGGGAGTTCGAGGATCTGCAGGCGGGCCATCAGCCGGTCACCGCCTCGTAGGTGGCGGCGAAGATGTCGGGCTTGCAGGGGTAGAACTCGCCCTGTACGCCTCGGATGATCCAGTCGCCCACGGATGCGGTCATGTCGCCCTCTAGCGTGTGGATGACAATGCCGTCGTGCATGCTGCGGCCGGGGCCGGGGAGCTTCCGCTCTTCGACCTTGCCGAGGCGTCCCATGAAGGCGGCAACTTCACTGCGGTTCGTTCCGTCGTAACGCACGGCTTCGATCTCGACGGGCTTCTTGCGGTAGCGGGCCATGGCGCGGGCTCCTGTGGGGTGACGGTCAGGGTTTCCAGCGGGGTCCGCGTAGTGCGGCGGGCACGTCGCTGGTGGTGATGGGCGGGGTGGCGAGGCCGAGGCGGCGTTCGCTGCGGGGCGGCAGCTCAGGCGGCTGGGGCCGGTCGAGCCCGGCGAGATTCTCGTCGGTGATGCCGTGGGCGTGCGCGAGGTCCAGCAGCTCCGGGCAGTCGTTGAGGTTGTCGACGAACGGCTCAGGGTCGTCCCACACCCACTCGTAGCGGCATCCTTCGCATGCGGTGGAGAACGACGAGATGCCGGTCTCCGACGGGTCGAGGCGGTGCCGGGCGAGGATGCGCCGGTCGGCTTCGCAGCGGCGCAGGACGCCGTCGGTCTGGCTGGGCGGGAACTCGTTCTCGTCGATCAGCCTCTCGACGTGGTCGACCTGCTGGGTGATCCAGGCGTGGAGATCCATGGCGCGGGCTCCGGGTGGGGTTAGAGGTCGCCTTCGGCTGCGATGACGACGCGGCGGGCGAGGAGCGTGAGGGTGACGTAGACGAGGCTGCGGTCTTCGATCTCTACTTCGTGCACTTTGATGGGATGCTCTGCGGAGGACAGGAGCGCCTGCCCGTTGATGCGGATCTCGTCGGGGACGATGACGCTGCCGCCCGTGGTGTCGTCCGTGGCGCGTCCGCGTTCGACGATCTCAATGACGGCGCCACGCGCGGCCCACGGCCCGTGGTCGGTGGCGTCGGCGGGGGCGTTCAGGGTGGAGCCGAGGGTGACGGTCTGCTTGTCGGCGGTCATGGGCGCGGGCCTTCCGTGGGGTCAGGTGGCGTTGAGCTGCTGGGTCAGGCCGAGCACGTGTTCCAGGCGCTGCTCTCGTTCCTGGGCGCTGCGGCGGCAGCGATCGAGGAGGGCGTCCGTCAGGTAGCTAACGGCGCGACCGTCGCTGTCGACGCAGCGGTAGCCGCCGTGTCGACTGTCGCGCTCCGCTGAGGTGGCACTCTTGGCCAGGTAGATCGGCATCCCGTCGTACCGGACCAGGAGCCCGCGCTGCCGCTGCTGGAAGCGCAGGTGCGTGATGTCGAGGTCAGCCACGGTTCCACCACCAGACGCCAAGCGTGTTCCCGATCATGCGGTCGGTTGCACCGTCGAAGCGGGCCATGACCTCGTTCATGTCGTCGGGGTCCCACTGGTGGAGGTGGGCTTCGTGCGGGTTGCCGTCGATCTCACCCTGCACGGACTCGACAATCGGCACGCTGACGAGAATGTTCCACACCCCGGCGGCGACGGTCCGCTCCAGCAGGGCCACAGCATCCTCACGCGGCATGTGCTCCAGGACGTCGCCGAGGATGACGAGGTCGCGGTGGAAGAGGTGGTCTTCGGATTCGCGGACGTCCTCGACGTGGATCTCGTCGTACATCCGCCGCGTCTTCGTCGACTTCAGCTTGAACTTGGCCACGTAGGGCTTGTGCACTTCGATCGCCGTCCACCACACGCCCTCGTGCACGGGCCGGAACAGCTTCGCGTAGGTGCCTTCACCGGGGCCGACGTCGGTGACGGTGTTGGGCAGGTGGTAGCGGAACCAGTCGAGGGACCAGTCCTTGCCCTCAGCATCGGAAGTGGGCATGACGGGTCTCCTAGTAGACGGTGATCGTTCCGGCCCGGTAGACCGGGGTTTCGGCTCCGGCAGTCCACGTCAGCCACACCCGGTACTCGCCCGGATCCAGGGTCACGGTGCCGCCGTTGGGGCCGACGAGGATGCGGGCGTGCGGGCTGCTCCACTCCCCCGTCCACCAGTCCCCCTCCACGGGGTTGCCGGTGACGGAGCTGGGCTGGAACGCGAACTGGGGTGGCGCGGCCGGGCTGATGGGGCTGCCGCCCGCGCTGCTGACGGCGGTGACCCGCACGTATTCGGTGGACGTGGCGGCTATCTCCACGGCGCGCTCACCACCCATCCGGTGTGGGGCGTGCCCAGCTGGACGTCGATGTCGTTGTGGTCGGTGCCGCCTGCGGTCGCTGTGGCGTCGGTGTCGAGGCTGCCGCCGCCGGTGGCCTGGTAGACGGCGCTGGCCGCCGCGGCGCCTGCGGTGTCGAGGGCGCCAGTCCCGGTGCCGGTGGCGGTGCGGGCCGCTGCGCCGGTGGCCGCGGTGGTCATGGTGCCGCTGCCGGTGCTGGTGACGACGGCGCCGTCGGACAGGGTGTTGACGTTGTCGTAGGCGGCGTAGTCGGTGGTTCCGGCGTCGCGGTAGCAGAACAAGTCGAGCGCGCACGTGTCGACGGCAGCCGGGATCCACGCGGGGGTGGCGAGCGTCCTGCGGTTCGTCCACGTGGAGCCGTTCGGGCTGGTGTCCCAGTAGACGTTGGTGCCGTCTTCACGCAGCCTGAGCCACAGGTGATTGACGGCGTCGTAGGTGATCTCCACGGCGGCGGCGTCGAAGTAGTCGACGTTGGACTGCATACGGAGCTTCGACGTCACCCGGTTGATCTTGAAGCCGATAGCGGTGCCCGCCACCGACGACGTGATCATGAAGTGGACGCCAACATCCGTACCCGTCGACGCCGCAGGAAGCACCGGCGTCTTCAGATAGATCGACGCACCGGCCAGCGTCCAGGCCCGGCCAGTCTGGTAGCCGGCGTAGGCCCCGGCAACGAGCGGCACCCGGGCCTGACCTGCCGTCTCGGTGACCCCGCCGTAGGAGTCGCCCCAGTTCGCACCGATCACGTTGTCGTTGAAATTGTCGACGAGGGCCGTGAGGAGCGGCATCAGGGCCTCCGATCAGCTCGCGCTGAAACTCCACGCCCCGGCCGACACCTTGAACTCGTCCCCGGCGGCCACGACCTTCGACGCGTCGAACGGGCCGTAGGACCAGCGGACGGGGCTTCCGGCAGAGTCCCAGATCTCCCAGCCGACGACCGTACAGGCGGGCATTCCGGTGAAGGACAGGTCCGCGGAGTTGGTGACGGCACCGTTGACCGCGGCGGCCACGGAAATGTTCTTCCGTGCGTAGGAGCCGCCGGTGACCTCGGTGCCCGCGGTCGCATCGTTGCCCGCGGCGGTGACGAGGGCCATCTTCAGCGGCAGTGTCGGCGCGGCCGTCGAGGAGCCGAACAGCCAGTCGACGACCCGGTTCTCGGCCGTGTTGCTCAAGTTGTCTGCGATGACGACTGCCCTCCTCGGGCTGGAAGGTCAGTTGATGGTGAGGCTGCCTGCGAGCCGGACAAGGTTCTCGGCACCGGGCGGGTCGAAGGTGATCCACACCCTGTAGGTGCCGCGGGTGAGGGTGACCGCGCCGCCGTCGGGGCCGACGAGGAGCCGGGCTATGCCCACCGCCCACTCGGCGGTGTGCCATTCGCCGTCGGCCGGGTTGTCGCCGTGCGCCACGATGGCGATCTTCACGGGGGATCCGGTGAGGTCTGTGCCTGCCGGGGCGGTGATCGGAACGTGCAGGTACTCGGTGGAGGTAGCGGGGATCACCACGGTGCACCCGCCTTCCAGTCACCGATCTGGGGCGCCTGCACAGTCCACGCGGACGACTGCGGCCTTCCGGCGGCCCAACGGCTGTACGGGGCGCCGACGGTCACCTCGATGTCATCACTGCTGCCGCCGGACGTGGTGCCAGACGCTGCGAGTACCGCCGCAGCCACCAGTCCAGCACCGCTGAAGGCGGCCGTTGCCCCGGCTGCGGTAAGCGCGGCGACAGCATGCAGACTGCCGGATCCCGTGCCCGCGCGACTGCCTGCCGCTGCGAGGCTGGCTGCCGCGGCAAGGGCGCCCGCTCCGACGACGGGTGGCGCACCGAGGATCCCGTCGGCCGTAAGCGTCGCCGTAGCGGCAGCACCCACGTCGACCAGGAGGCCACGCCGCCCAGCCGCAGACAGATTAGCGGCGATGTCGAGCGATGACTGGCCGGTGCGGCCGGCATGCCCGGCAGCTGACAGGTCGGCTGTCCCGGCGAGGCTTCCCCCGTCGGTGGCGGCCCGTTGCCCGGTGGCCTCCACTGCGGCGAGGGCCTCGAGCGCGGAGTCGCCGACGACTGCCGTCTGCCCCGACGTGTCCAGGGTCGCAGTTGCCGCCAGAGCAGCGGTGCCAGTCGCATGGGAGGAAACGAGGCCATCAGCGGCCAGCGCCGCTGCCGCCGCGAGACTCGACGTGCTGGCCCCGCCGCGGGCACCGGCTGCTGTGCGGCCAGCAGTGGCGGCGAGACTGGCGGTAGCGGCCGTGCGTCGCGTTCCGGTGCCGGTCAGGGCTGCGGTGGCCGCGAGCCCCGCGGTGCCTGATGCAGCTCGTGCGCCGGCCGCGCCGAGTACCGCTGTGCCGGCGAGTGCTGCGGCTCCGGTGGTTCCGCCGGTGGGTGCGGGCGGGAGGGCGACGAGTCCGGCGGCCCAGGCGGTGGTGGGGCTGACGGTGCTGCCGTCGGCGGTTTGGCTGCCGCTGGCGACGGCGATTCGGTAGGCGGATGCCGCCGGGGATACGTCGGTGACTTCGGTGAATCCGGCGGGCGGGTTGTGGGTGACGCCGGAGGTGTCGATGGTGTTGACGTGCCAGGCGAGGGCGCTGTCGATGTCGCTAGTGACGGTGAGCGCGCCGATGGCGGTGCCGCTGCCGGTCGCCGACTGGAACGGCACCGTGGCCAGGTCGACGGTGGGGTCGACGCCGGAGAACCAGACGGCGGCGAGGGTGGACCAGCGTCCGCTTGTCCACGAGTACGCGAACGAGGTCTCGGCTGCGATCCGGTGCAGGTAGCACTGGGTTTGCATGCTGGTCGTGGTGATCGTGCCGCGCAGTACGGCCCCGGCGGGCGGGGTGACGGCGGGGAAGGATCCGGTTTCGTGCCAGCGGACGAGCCAGAACACGCCGACCGCGCCCGCGGTGACTGGGGCGGGTTTGGTGACGGTGCGGACGGAGGCGAGGGCGTCGGCGCCGGTGTTGGCCTGGGCGAGGTACGTCGTCACGGCCGACGCCTCCAGGCGGTCAGGCGGACTGCGGGCTGAGGCTCGCGCCCAGGCTGGTGAGGGTGAACGTGTCGGCGGACGCCCAGGCTTTGGATGCGGTGAGGGCGACAGAGAACAGGAAGGTGCCGCCGGTGCTGGCCGTCCACACGCTGATGTGGGTGAGCGTCTCGCTGGTGCCACCGTTCGTCCACGCCGCGGGTGCGGCACTCAAGGCGAGGGCGGATCCGGACGACGATGCGGCGAACGTGAAGCTGTTCCGCGCGGTGGAGCCGACGGATACGCTGGCGGTTCCGGCTGCGCCGGGGTCTCCGGTGTGCAGCTGCGCGAAGGTCCCTGCGACGGCAGGGTAGGCGGTGCCTGCGCTGCGGAGTGTGTTGAGCCAGCCGGAGACGAGGCTGGGGGCGAGTCCTGCGGTCACTGCTCCTCCTCGGTCTCAGACTCGGTGGTGTCGGGGGCGGGGGTGACTTCGCCGGAGGCTTCGAGCCGCAGCAGGTATTCGTCGGGCACGGTCGCCTCCAGGGGCTTGGGGTGTCCCGCCGCCTGGACGGGGGTCATCGGGCGGCGGGACTCGGGGC